TCCGCATTGTCCATAAATCGACCCTTTGCTTCGATAATGATATTACCTTTAGTAAAGTCTGGAGTGTACGTGTGTGATATAGTATATGGAATCTTATCAGGATGATGTTCCCAATCCTTCAGTATCCCATCTCTTAACTCACCTTCCCATTTTGAATCAGCACCGCGTAAGTTATTACGCCATCTGTTGTTAGGTCTATATCCCATTACTTCATCCTCCCATTGTTAGGACCGTCAGTAAAAGGTTTAATCTTAACACCAGCACTAATCACGTTCTTTGTCTCTGCGCCACACTTAGAACAAGGACTTGGCTTATCATAATCTGCTAAGCGTCTATCCTCATCCTCTTCGTGTCCACAGGATGTACAACCATTTCTATATGTCATAGTTGTTTAACCTCCTACAATACTCTTCATATGTAATCCTAACTTCTTCTGCAGTGTCGCCAGTAAAGTCTTCATCCATTAAGAATTCGTAGTCTGTTGCAAGTTCTTTAATCTTTAATGCAGCTAACTTCTTAACTGTATCATCATCAATATTAATTTGCATTCTTTTCTCCTTCTCTTCTTTGATTACATTTTTCTAATGGACAGGCTTTCTCCTTGACAAACCCATCCCTTCTCATTGCACTAAACGGTACACATAAAAACTTACCGTCTACTTTCTCGCAATATAGTCCACTTCCATCATCAGTGTATTTCATACCAATTATTTCCTATTTTAGAAGTTCCATTCATTACACATTTAAAGCCTAATGCTTCACCAGCCATAGTTGCAGCCTTCTCTAGTATAGTTGCTAGCTTAGGTGCGTCTTCAGCTGAGCATTCAAAGTTTTGCTCATCATGCATAATCGCCAATAGTTTACAATCAACATTATTCTTCTCAATTAACTTAGCAGTAATGTTAGCCCACTCTTTTGCAAGAATAGCCTCGTTACCTTGTAATAAGTAATTAAGTAGTTTATGTTCAGAGTCTACTTGAATCTTTCTACCGTCTTGTGCAGTAATAGTCTTTCCACCAGATCTTTCAAAATCTAATCTGAGTTTAGACTGTAACTTGCTTAACGCTGGAAAGCTCTTAAGGAATTTAGCTTTAAGCTCTTTCCCGTCTTTAGCTTTACCACCAACAATAGAACCGATCTTAGCATCACCTGCACCAAATAAGAATGCATAGATAAAAGTCTTAGCTTGCGCTCTTGTCTTTAATCCTGCTGCTTTCTGGTTTACAGTGTGAACATCAGTACCCTCAGCTTCTTTACCAGCAACAACAACTTCTGAGTATGAGTCATCACCCATTGCGGCTGCTAATAATCTTAACTGAGCTGATGCTAAGTCACATCCAACTAAAACTCGATCACGGGGAGCCACGAAGATCTCGCGCATCTCTTTACCAAATGTTGCTTTAGCTCCTGGAACATTTACTAGATTTCTGTGACTCATTCTACCTGTCGCAGTTCCTAATGTAAATGGTACACATTCTAATCTACCGTCTTCACGCCTACTACCTAACCAACCCTTCGAGTCTTGCTTTTGATTTTGAAGAGTATTAAGGCGATGTTGATACGTAGCATGTAAAGCGATGTCTTTGCCCAAAGTACCTTTAATAGATTCATAAGAATCCTCCGTTAACTTAGCTGATGTTTTAACAAATCTACCTTCAGCTGTTCGTTTCATATTCCACTCTGTAGGTTTCCAACCATTCTTAAATAATAGTTTCTTTACTTCAGCATGTTGTGACAACTTAGCTTCAACAAAGTTAACTCTACAATAAGGACCAGATACTTTCACACCTTTAGCGCCTGTGATTAAATCAATACCTGTACCTTCAAAATACTTAGCTTGACTTGAATGCAACTCGCCAGCTTTAGTATATCTTGGTAAGATTGGTTTCTTTAATCTTTGGCCATCTTTAAGCATAGTGTCATATCTGACATTAGTGGTTCCTAAGATTTCATTGGTTTCCTCGTTAGACACCCATACATCTGGTGACTTAACAATTGGTGGCATCATTGGTTCAATCTTTTCTCTAAGTGCCTCGATCTCTTTCTTCAAGAAATCAACGTGGCTTAAAGCTTTTCTCTCATCAATTACCCAGCCGTTCTTAACCTGCTGTGCACTAACTTTCGCTATTGCAAACTCTCTTTGTATAACAGATTTAGGAACACCTGAAGTCTTAAATTCTTTCATAAGTTGTATATAAGTACGTACGTTAATCTGAACGTCTTGTTCACATCTATTCAACATAGCATCTTCATATACTTCCCATTGCTCTTGTGCGGGTTTAGGAACACCGAAATGCTCGCCCCACTGTGCCAAACCATGTCTGCCACGTGTTCTTCCAAGTCTACGATTAAAGTCAAACAATTGAGACATTAGGAACGTATCAACCAATGTAGCTGTTGTTTTAAAGTTATGTATCTTCTCTAATACAACCTGGTCATACGCAATCCAGTTGTGTCCAATGATTTGCTTTGCTGTAGACATCAATTCTAAACCATCTGCAATACTTCTATAGTTATTGTTATGGTCAGTGAATGTTTCTTTTTCTTTTGTCTCTATATTAAATACAGAAATACACCAAATAGTTGTGGCGTCATTCTGGAAGCCATTGGCCTCTATATCTACTACTAGTTTCTCATTCATAATATTTATCCTTATATATGATGAAGCATATTCCTATGAATACGCTAGGTTATAAAATGGGTTATCTCATCAGATATGTCTTCAACCCTGACATATGACTCCCCGAAGGGAGTTTCGTTACCTTGACATGGATTTTTACATTGCGCTAAACTCAGTAGGTACAGAACTTAATCTACCTGTCTCAGAATCAAATCTCGCTGATCCCGCTGGACCTGTGTGGCCAGTAAATCTATTCTTGAGTACACTGATCTTAACTTTAGTTCTCTCAAACTCATCCTCTTCATATTTGTTTCTACTGAAACCAATAATCTGAAATGCAATTTGCTTAAGTGAACCTGAACCTTTCAAAGCATCTTCTGTAATAGCAGCTCCTTCCTCGTATGTCTTTACACCACCACCAGTCTTCCTCAAGTGTGATACAACTCCTATCCATACGTCATGCTTCTTACAACACTTTAATAGATCCGACATTAGCTGATCCATAGCTTCGTTTACAGATCCATCTACTTCACTTACTGCTAGAGTAATGTGGTCTAAATAGATGAATTTGCAACCCGAGGCAGCCATGAATTCAATCTTCTCCATTAGTGAATTATCACTAACTGAACCTTGGTGGTCAAGTAGTGTCAACCTACCGTTCCCAGCTACAGCCTTCCAAGCTTCTCTGCCCTCCTTACCTTCTCTATCAAATGGTACATCTGGTAGAGATATTCTTTTATTCAAATGTAAACCGATAATACCATCTAAAGTCTCTCTAATAGATTCTTCTAATGATACTACTCCAACTTGAATATCAGTATTATTTAGAACATGATAAATGTCTTCTCTTACAAATGAAGACTTACCTGAACCTGTTCCTGCAGTGAATATAGTTAACTCACCAGTTCTACGACCATATGTCATAGTATTAACTTCACCAAAGCAATCTGGATAAGGTACTGAATCTTCTCTTCTGTCTTCGTTAAACAACTCCCATGTATCAGCAGAGTTTACAATTCCAGCAGGAGAATAAGCTTCAGCATTCCAAATAGCTTTCTCTAACTCATATAACTTATCAGCCTTTAGATAGTCATTAGCATCTTTACCATGTCTTCCAAGTGTAGCTATCTTAGCTTTACCTGTACGAACAATCTTAGCACATGCTTTCGCACCATCTAAACCTTGCTCATCTGCATCAAACATAAAGACAACTTCTTCAAAGCTATTTAGATATTCTAAGTTAGCTTGAACTTGTTTCTTTGCATTTCCTGCACCGTTGATAACTGATACTACTGGCCACTCTTGATCTTTAGCAGCATATAGTTGTTGCACAGACATAGCATCTAAAGCTCCTTCAGTAACCACAATCTTCTTGGAAGATCCTGGTGGGAACTTGTCTTGCCCAAATAACTCATCACTATTCTTAACTGAACCAATAGCTGAGAAATTCTTGTCTAGTACATCTCTTCTTTCGTAACCAACTACTTCACCTTTATTAGTGATTGGATAGTAGTGATAATTAATGGTTTTACCATCTGTCTCACTGTAGCCAACTTTAACACCATAAAGTTCTGCAATAGTTTTCTTAATCCTTCTTTCTTTAAACCCTCTCACAGGGTAAGTCATTACTTCTTGTACTGTCTCTCTAGTATTCATAAATTCACTTCCTTGTGTATTTTTATTTATAACTGGTTGTACGTCATCTTTAATAAAACCAGAGTCTTCACAGCCAAAACAGAAATAAGTAAACTTATCACCATTGTCATAAACTGCTCTATTGTCTTGTGAGCCACAAGCTGGACAAGCCTCATGTCTAACAAATACGCCTTCTTGTTGTTTCATGTATATCTCCTATATAAACTTAAACGAATTCCAAATAGCTAATACATATATATTCATAACTGTTACATTAAGAATTATGTATGGCATATCTTTTTGTTTCTTACTAACCCAAAGAAGTACAATACTTCCTAGGCAACTTACGTATAAATTCAGTGGGTAAACATACTTCTGTAGGTCAGGTGTGTTTAAACTATTTAGTCCAACACTAGCCAGTATAAGTACTGTACCTAACCACTTTTTACCGTTGTCTGTCATTTGTATCTCCATATATTTATAATGTGCTATCTCATCAGATATGTCTTCAGCACTGACATATGACTCCTAAATTAATAGGAGTTTCGACACTACCCACCTCCGAAGATAGGTAGTGTTCAGGGGTTCTTACAATTTAAAACTCGTCATCTGCATCGATGTCAAGATTTAATTCTGAATCATCTTTGAATGGTGATGCTTCAACAAACTCAGCACCTTTCTCAACTGTACCAAACTCTGAACCAGCAGCTCCGTCAGCTTCGTACGCAATCAAGTTAGATACAAGAACGTTCTTCAATGACATAGAAGTTCCCTTCTTACCATTGTAAGTCCAATCGTATGTATCATATGAAATTGTACCAGTTGAACCATTACCTACAGTTACACCAACTAGAGGAATGATTAATCCAGCGTCATCTTTAGTAAATACACCTGGAGCCTTAAGTTCCTTTCCACCAGCAGTAACTGCATTAGCTTTGAAAGTCAACTTATACTGACCAGTCTCATTACCTTGAGCATCTTCAACAGGACGTAGAGCACGAATCAAACCTTTGCTCTTAAATTCCATTGCTACTTCTTTACTTACATTGGCTGTTGCACTCCACTGCTTCTTCTCGAAGTTTAGTTGTGGGTTCTTAGGGTCTAAGAAACACCAGCTTAGTTCAACGTTTTCTAGTAAATTTGCCATCTTTATATCTCCTTATCTTATTTTAAAATTTGTGGTAAATCCCACATCTCGTTTTCTACAGTACGCATCCACAACAATCTGCCCATTTCAACCATGACTGTTTGCCACTGGTCTCCATAACCTTTCTTGTATGCTTCTGCGATCGCTATCCATGCATCATCAATTTCAGGATTAGCATCCAATATCTTCTCGGCTGTCTTCTCGCCACACTTGGGAACACCTTGGATATTATCCACTCTGTCACCTATAAGCATTTGATATTGCATATGCCTCATTCCATCAAATGGAGTTACATAGCTAGCTTCTTCTTTCTTGAAGTTGTATTTATGTCCAGGAATCATCCATAGATCTTTATCAATAGTACATATAACTGTACCATCAGGATCTTTAGTTTGGGCAATTGCTAGTGTGTCATCAGCTTCTTCATTGACACTTACTACAACATCATAATTATCGCTCAAGTAATCTCTTACCTGTTGATAATAATATGGTCTCAACGACGCTCTGTTTCCTTTATAAGGTTTAGTTACACTAATATCCTTTCTAAAGTTAGTTGGACCTGAGATATGAATCTGGTAGACTTCACATCCTGCATCTCTTGCTATCTTCCTAACAAAGTTATCGATAAACTCTGCACACGATGACCACTTGGCCAAACGTACTTCACCAGCTTCAACTGTAA